TACATCAGCCCGCCACCGCGAGCTTAAAGGCTCGCATCGTCTTGAGGACCCGAGCCGCCGTCTCTCTTGACACATCCCAACTGATTGACGTTCCGGCCCCGGTTTCCGTGGACGCACTCGGGGTGCGCTTCTGGTACAGATCCGCCGCCAAGTCGATGATGCATTGATTCAGCATAGGCTCTATTCGGGCGTAATCGCCCCGTAGAGACAATCCGGTGCTGGCGGTAATGGTGTAGGGGCCATACGGGAACGAATAGCCGTCATTGGCGTAGATAACGCCCGAGGCCGTATTGACCGTGTATTCGGCGGCGGCGACCGTCGTGCCTTCCGAGTCCACGACCGTGATGACTGACGCGATAGGGCGCTGGGGGAAGATAAGCGAGGTCGCCACCTGCCCCTGAATCACATCGGCCCGATCGACCGCCGTCACGTTGGTCGCCGTAATCGGGGTGTCAATCCAGACCTCTAGCTGGGCTTTGGCGCGGTCGAGCAAAGCCTGAAGCAACGTGTCCTCTGCGGTTGTCTCAATCCGCAGATAGTCTTTCAGGTTACTGACGGTAGGGAGGGCCATTGCGCTTTGCCTCGGTCAAGATGTCTGCGTACTTCCGACCCACTACCGGATAGTCGTGGTACTGGCGGACGTAGGCGTGGACCCGTGCCGCTTCCGCTTGGCGAAAGGTACGGTCCCGCGCCAGTTTTGCCAAGCCATCCCGCAGTTGGTACTCGTCGTTCGCCACCGTCCACGGCACCGGAATCCCGAGCTTGGTGAGGTCATTCTGCGCCTCGGGATCGCCCGCCAAGACAGGCTTGCCCATTGACGCCGCCTCCAAGCCAGACCCCTGCATCCCCAGCCAGAAGCTGTCAAAGGCCGCGTCACAGGATGCCTTGAGCCGCAGGGCTTCGCCGTGTTCCATCCCCTCAATCAGCACCGGCTCGATGTCAATGCCTTCGTGCATCTTGAGGTAGTCACAGGCGCGAAGGAACTCTTGCGTTCCCTTGATCCGCCGCATCGTCGGGCTGTGCGCTACACGGAAGGTCTTGCTGTCCCGCTTTTCCTCTTTGGCAATCTGCTGGTAGTCATCCACGGGCATCGGGATGGGAAGCCAATGCTTGATGTCAAAGCGGTGGTGGTAGGGCCGAGCGCCAAAGACCACGGCGTCCATCCGGTCATCGGCTCCGTCTTTGTTGACGTAAATCGACCCACCCGGATTGCCGGGATCAACGGAGCCGTGATAGGTCAGCGCCTGTATCAGCCCTTCTCTCGTACCGACGCGGAGGGTGTTGCGGAGGACGTTGTAGTCGATGTGGCTATGCACGACATCCGCTGTGTCATAGAGCAACTGCACCATCTGGGCGTCGATGTCAGTATCGTAGTGCCGCAGGTCGCAATGCAGGTTCGTGTGTCCGTGCCGCACCAGCACCGAGGTCAGCCCGCCCATCAGCGCGGCGTTCGTGTAGCGATAAACCGACGAGCCGGGGTCGTAGGCCGTCAGTTGTAAGACCTTGAGCGCGGACGGGTCGTAGGCTGGCGCGTGGTACGCAGACGGGATTGCCGTCGGGGACAACACGCGAGCCGCGTTCGCCCATACTCGGTCAATCTGCGCCTGTGACGCCACCAACCCCTCCGCAAAGTAGGATTCCACCAGTTCGGTCGGAATCGTAATCCATTGTCCTTTGGATGTCCGATTGAGCCGAATGGACTTGGCTCGGACCAGCACCTGTGTCTCTGCCGGAAGCACCGAAGCGGCTGGGGCCGGAGCCCCAACCGCAACGGTCGCCTCAGTTAGCTTCCGCTTACGAGGTCGCGTCATCCAGCACGACGAACGGCGAGTGCTCGTCGACCTTGTTGCCCGAGCCGTCAATGGCGTAGGCATAGGTCGAGGTCGGTAGCGGAATACCACCCGCCCGAGCGACGAACCGATACGTGGTGATGTCGTTCACGAACTTGTAGTGGATCGAGGACTCCACGGTGAGCGCCTGACGCAGACCCATCGCGTAGAAGTCGCCGTTGACCAGCGCCACATCGCCCTCGCTCCCGAGCGTCGGGAGGAGGTCCGTGACAATGACCGGAAGCCCGAGAAGGGTCATCGTCGGCTTGTCGCGGAGGTTCGGAATCCACGTGACCATCGTGTTGTTCGTAGTCTGCATCGCAAACAACTGCGCGAGGACACGGCGCGAGATCATCCACACCGAGTTCGGGCCGTGCGTGTGACGCTCGTACATCGCAAACGCGTCCACCGCCTTGAACTGCGAGGCCGTGTTGCGGGCGACCTTGAGGAGCGCGGTGTTGTTCGTGTTGAACGCACCGAGCGGCTGGCTGGAGCCAGTCCCGTCAATGGTGATGTCCTCGTTGATCTTGTTGATGGTCTGCCCACCAACCGCCGCCGTCACCTCAGCCGGAAGCTCCCCGGTGAAGTCATCGCCAAGCAGTTCGTCACCGAACTCCGTGATCGCGGCGTACTTATACATCGTGAGAATCCGCTGACCGAACGACGGCTCACGGCTCGGCTTGGTCGCACCCTCACCCACGATGGTGACGTTGGCGATCTTACCTGCCATCGGGCGGTTAAGCTCCGAGGTTCCCTCGTCCTGCAGGAGATACGGAATGCGAAGCGAACGGCCCGGCACGTTGTAACGGCGGGCATACTGGAACAGACCCGGCTGGGCATTGCTGGTGCTGAAGATCTCAGGCACCTGCGTCAGCGGGAGAAGGTACTCACCACCGTTGGTGGACCCGGTGATGGTGCGGGTCATCATGTCAACCGAGCGAAGCGCGGCGGCTTCCTTCTCGTTGGACGGGCCACGGGTCGCGGCACGGATGTAGGCACCCACGGACGGGAACGCCTGAACCAGCACGTTGCGAACCTGCTCGCTGGCGTCCTTCATGCCGTTGAAATCCTTCCGCTCCGACGCCACATCCACGCGCACCAGCCCCTCGTCGCCACCCTGACGGGCGACCTCGGCATCGGCGGTGAACTCGGCGGCGGTCTGCGCCCGCATCTCAAGGGCGCGGATGTCCGCAGTACGCTTCTCAACTTCCTCGGCGGTAAAGGACGCCGACGGGTCCATCAGCTCGCTACGGAGCTTGTGGGCTTGCTCACGAAGCTCGTTCGCGGCCCGGTTCTTGGAAACAAGGGGGGTCTTCATTGTGATAGTCTCACTTGGGTAGGACGAACGTTGATCGAGCCGCCTTGACCCGATCCTCCATCGCAACGTAGCGCGTACCCTCCGTCGAGGTGGGCGTATCCGCGACAATCGCTTGGGCGGAAGAAGCCGTCTCGGTAGGCGTGGGCGTGGGCGTGTACGTTTCCAGCAATGCCATCCGCATCTCGTCTGGTAGCGCATCCAGCGAGACACGGGCGGCAATCAACAGAAGGTCATCGTCCGTGCGCTCGGACGCGGCCTCCGGTGAATCAGGTGTAATTACATCATCATTACGCGCCGAGGCGACTTCCGCCCCCGGCACAGCGGGCATCGGGGTAATCGACACCTCCCGCAACTCAATCTCGGTGAACCGCTCGACAGGCTTCCCATCAACCGTCACCATCTCGGACGCCCGAGGAATGAAACCGATGCTGAACCCCGTCGAAGCCCCAGACGCCAAGACCGCTTTGACGTACTCCAGCGCGGCCCGACCGTCTGCCGTGTCAAAGATGTCGGCGGTCATCACCAGCGCATCGCCAACGTCTTGCATCTCCGTGACTACGCCCACGTGCGCCTTGCTCGTCCGCTCATGATCCATCAGGAGCGGGACTTTGCGAGCGGCGACCTTATTGTCCACGGTGCGCTTGGCGCTCTTGCGGGCGAACATCGTCTGGTAGCTATCCACCACCTCATACGTCAGCGCCACGCCCGACACCCGCCCTGCAATACCGGGGGGCAGGTCCGACTCGGCCCGAATCTGTGGGGCCGCTTCCGTCAAGTGATAACGAGTGTGGCGCACGGACATAGTGGGTTACTCCACAACGGTAAGCGGTTGAGCCTCTTCAATCATAGCGGCCTGAATCTTCTTTGACAACACCGCCACCGCCTCTGCCGCAGGGAGTCCGGCGGCTTTGACGGCAACGTCAAGCAGGTTGAGCAGTACGGTCGCTTCGTCCTTCGTGAACTCGATGGGGTTCATCCGATCCTCAAGGGGTTATGGGTTACGGCAAATCTAACGACGATCCACGGAACCACTCGGCGGGGTGGGCTTCCGTGCCTAACACATCGTGCCGACATTCGTGGGACCACAACGCGGCGTTTGACTCGTGCTGTTTCAAGACCACAATCACGCGGCTATGGCCCCAATACTTGCCCCAATGCGTCGAGCCGTCAGGGAAGCGGTCGTACTGGTACACCCCATACCGCAACCCCTCGGGGCTGGCGTACCGCGCCTGACCCCCACGGCCCGTGACAATCGCGTGCTGGGCCACCCAGAGGGCGTCGAGCTTGGCACGGTCGGCTACCGGAAACACGGTCTGTCCCCAATTCAGGGGCGGGTTCGGCTTGCCCAGCCCGAAGGCTCGGAGAATCTGCCGCCCGATGCCGCGAAGCCAATCCATCACGCCTCAAGCGCCTCAAGGCGAGCTTCCAGCGCCTCGATACGGGCCATCGCTTCCTGAAGCGCGACCGCCGCCTTCATGAGCAACACCGAGGTCTTGACGGACTTGGTGACGGTTCCGGTCGGACGCATCTCGGTCGTGACCTCACCCGTCTCATTGCCGTCCTCGTCCAGCACAGGTACTTCGACCTGTTCCGTGTCGGCGTGTTCCTCAACCAGCCCCGGCGACACCAACTCAAGCTCTTGCGCCACGACACCCAACATCGTGCGCTGGCTCGGGTCATCAATCATCTGGTACTTGCGGAAGCGAATCGCCTTGAGGTCATTCCATTGCGATGGCGCATCTTCGATGTTGTGCTTGAGCTTGGCGTCCGAAATCGTGCCGTAAGTACCGTTGGTGTTTGTGACATCGCCAGAGTCCGCCACACGGAACTTGTATGCCGCCGCCCCTTGATTGTAATAGTTGATAGCATAAAACGAATTATTCGTCGTATTCCTGTTCACAATAACCGCAAACGCATCTGACGAATAAGACGCATTACTGCATTGCAAAACAAGGCCAGCATCGTTCGATGTCTGATACATCTCGTGGTATGCGTCAGTTGCCCCACGATACGTCCCATCATTCGACGCCTTGAAATACCCCCCGCTCGTGATGCGTGCGCGTTCGGTGTCGGTCGCATCGCCACCACCGCCTGTGCGGAACGTGATGATGCCTGTGCCGGACGTTGCGCCATACGACCGAAGCGACGTAATGTTGCTCTTGTATTGTAGGATGCCGCGATTCGTGGTGTGATTGAACAGCTCGTCCGTAACAGCAACAACCGACCCCGATGTGATGCCATTGGATTGCCCCGTTGAGGCAATGCCCGTGGTACCAGCCGACAAGTTCCCACTCGCATCCAGCGTCATCGCCTGCGTGAACGAGATGGTAGAGCCTGCCGTGCTAGACGCAGATGTATCCCAAACGTGTGTGCCGTCCGCTTGATAGTAGCGGGTGGCGTAGCTTGCGCCAACGCGAACCCAATTTGTGCCGTTGTAAAAGAGATTGACCCCGAAAAAGGCACTATTGCTGGCGTCGGTACGTCCACCAATAAACGCGGTGCCAATGCCCGACCCAAGTTGCATCGCCTTGAAAATGCTTCCCCACGCACTCGGCGTCACCCCGATGCCGAGGTTGCCGGAGGCGGTTAGGCGCATCCGCTCTTCATAGGTTGCGCCGCCGTTGTATCCATAGAACGTTAGGTCGCCATTGTTTCCAGACGTATGCTCGGCGGCAATAACCCACGCTGTTTCTTTTGTCGCCAGCGCAGTCAATGCAATGCCAGCACCCTGTCCAGCCGTGTTGGTAGTTGCATTAAATCGCGCAATGACATTGCCAAGTGGACTGCTGAATGTTCCACCAGCGGCAGTTGCATGAAGCGTGGTTCCCGGACTCGCCGTCCCGATGCCCACACGGTTGTTCGTCGCGTCTACATAGAGCGTGTTGGTATCGACGGCAAGGTTGCCGCTGGCGTCAAACGTGGCACGAACCGTGGTGCCAGTAACAAGCTGAAGGCCCGTATCGCTTCCGATTATTGCGGCCTTTTGTGTCGTTGCGCCATTGGCGCGAAACGCAAGAGTAGACCCATTGTCCGAGACACGACCAAACAGCGAAACGGTCCCACCGCCCGCAAGCGTCTGAATCTCAAGCGGGTCGCCCTGAATTGCCGCCGAGAGGCCCATCAACACGCGGTTGCCAGCGCTGTCCACTTTGAGCGTATTTGTATCCACCGTCAGGTCGCCGCTAATCGTCAGCGAGGACAGGGTGCCGACCGAGGTAGCCGCCGCCGCTACGCTCGCGCCGTCAATGCGGTAGTTCGCGCCGGATCGCGCTACGACAAACTCATCTGCCGCTTGCGCGTTGCCACCATCGGAGAGTTGACTGATCTTCAGGTCTGCCATTGACAGTCTCGGTTAGACGGGTTCGTCGCTATACGCCAGCACACAGCGGCAGTTGATCACTTCGGCGGCACTCCCTGACGGGTCGAGCGGGAACATGAGGCCGTTCTGGAAGGGCTGGTCAATCGCAATCCGGCCCTGCGCCATACACGCCGTATGGGACTCGCGGGTCTCGGCATCCGAGAAGGCCAGCCACTCCTTGCTCCGGTATAGGTCGCCCATCTCCTTCGCCTGATCCCACGACCCCTGACTCAATGCCCCAGCCGACTCGGTGCGGGCAATCGCGGTAGAGCGCGAGCCGACCTTCTCCTCCCCATACACCGCACGGCTCACCAGTCGGGCCGTCTCGGTCACGGTCAAGCCGCCCCGCTCCGACGCCTCAATGACCGCCAAGACCTCACGGGCCGTGGTGTCCCCGATCAACTGAGCAAGGCGCTGGGTGCGCTTACGGATCGCCTCTCGGACGCTCTGCACCGACCGCCCTGCTAGCCCAGACTCGACGGTATCGGCGGCAAGCTCGGCCCCTGCCCCAGCCACCTCGGTCGCGCCAAAGGCGTAGGTCTTGGCGACGAGCGGGGTGAAGGACTCTTGCCAGTTCTGCTCCAAGTCCCCGCCCACGCGGTACGAGTTCAGCACCCGTTGACGCGCCTCGGCAAAGCTCTGGGCGCTGGAAATCTCGCGGGTGACCTTCGGACGCTCGGCGCGGAACAGCGCCTCTGCCGTTGCCTTGTACGTCACCTCGGTGCGGTCGAGTTCGGCATTGGCCCGCTCCCACCGCGCCCGGCGCTCGTCCACCATCTCCGAGCGGCCCTCTGACTTCTCCTTCGCCTCACGGATGACGGCCCGCATATGGTCTAGCCCACGGTCCCCGACCGCCAGCCACTTGATCTGCGCGACCACTCCGGCAAGCTGGAAGTCCCCACGGTGCCGAGCGACCCACGCCTCACGCAAGCGGATGGCGTTCTCCTCCGCCTCACCGTCCGGCACCCCACCGCGCTTGGCAAGCGGGGCGAGCTTGGCGAACTGCTCGTTGCCCTTGACGTTCCCACCCTTGTTCCAGATGTCGGGCCAGTTCTCCTTCAGATCCTCGGCTTCCCCGACGGGGAACAACTGGTACTGCGAGTTGCGGAGTGTGACCTTCTTATCGTCGCCGTCCTCGGGGAAGTTCGTGACCTCCTCGGCGCGGGACTCGTCCTCGTCCTCTGACTCGTCCTCGACCTCTTCCTCGGCTTCGTCCTCGTCCTCAATCTCCTCGTCGGTCTCCGGCTCCTCCATCTCCTCCGCTTCGTCCTCGGCTTGCGTCGGGGCAATCTGCGGAGCTTCGTTGTCCGTCGCCGGGGGCTGGTCGAGGATGGTGCTGGGGTCGATGACCGCGACCGCCGCAGGGATGAGCGTAGCACCCATCGGCTGAAGCAGGGTATCGGTTGGCTCGGGGATGGGCGAGAGCTTCAGCGCCCGACGGCTCTCCTCCCAAGTCCGAAGGCTGGCTTGGAACTCGGCACGAACGCGGGTTGAGGTCTCCGTGTCGTTCTCGACGAGATCGCGGAGCATATCGTGGTCGTAGGTGACCCAGACCTCCCCGAACTCCGGCGCAAGCCAATGGTTGAGTTCGTCCTCAAAGGCCGAGAACAGCGGCTCAATCGTATGCTGAACCAACCGAGCGCGAGCCTCGGCATACTGGATACCCGACAGCCCACCGTCGCTAGAGGCCGACGCGATGCCGACCATCCGAGGGTCCACGCCGAACGCCGCGCAGATGTCCTCCCGCGAGACACGGCGGAGGTCAGGGAACTCAAGGTCGGAGAGCGTGAAGCCGAGCGGCTTGATGTCCTTGACCGCCCCGAAGAAGGCTGGCACACCACGCTTGCCGCGATCCACCACGCGAGCGGTGTAGCGGTCTTGCATCGCCACCGCATCTTCGGTTGATGCCTCATCAGCCATCAGCACGGCGAAGGTCGGGGTGCCGTCGTTCGTGACAACTTGACGGACGTACTGCGTGGCCTCGTTGTCGGCAAGCAGGGAGCCGATAGCGGTCGCGCCACGGGGATAGCCAAAGACATCAGCCTCAAACGGACGCCCCATCTCCAAGTCGCGGAAGTGCAACATATCCTCGACCGGGACGTTGACGATGATGCCCGCCCAATTCGCGTAATCGTACCGACGCGGATCGCCCTCGGTGTCAATCCAGACTTGCTGGATCGACTCGGGATTGACCGGAGACAAGCCGAACGGGGCGCGGTTCGGGCTGGTGCGGTTCATCGTGAAGAACGCATTCCCGTAGCCCAAGAAGTCCACGGCAAACCGCGCACGGAACTGGCGAGCGGTAAAGCGCGGGCCGGGGTAGTCGAGGAGCTTCTGAAGCGGGTGATCGCTACCCACGCGGGACTCAAAGTCCCCCTTCTCCTTCAGCACGACCAGAGGCACCGACGCTACGATGTCCGCGATGACCCGCATACAGGCATGAACGACGGGGTGGGCGTTGAAGCCCTGCACTCGGACGGTGCGCCCATCACGGCGGTACTCGGTCGGATCTGCCGTGCGGACCAACTGCATCTGCTGAGTGCCAGCCCCGAAGTTCGGGTAAGTGGTCGGGATAATGGCGCGGGCTTCCTCACCGCTAGACAAGGCGCGGAGTGCATCACTCACACGCAATAGGAACGGCTTGCGCTTACTGTCGGACAATGATGCGCCCCGCGTCAGAGGTTATGGCACCTCAAGGGTAACGCGATTGCAAGCAAGGGGCAAGCCCTTACACGACAAACACCGATGGCCCCTTCTTGATAAGTGGCGACAGGGCATAGCGTATGGCATCCCAGCAATGGTCGTTGCCGTCCTTCAGCACAGGCAAGACCTCATCCGTCCGAGCGTCGGTCTTGTACCGCCAGAGCCGCGCTTCTTCAATGGTGCGCTTGCATCGCGGATGAATCACGATGGTGGCGTAGGATCGGAGATGCTGAATGCCGTCCTCCACAGACCCCGACCACTTGGGTGCGGCCTCACAGCGGAAGCCCCGCTTCTTCATCTCGGCTATGGTTTCCGGTCTGGCAGAGTCGGCCCGCATGACATACTTCCGCGCATCTGGTACGCTGTCAAACACTCGGGCCGTGGCATCGCTGTCAAGCTGGATACCCCCTGCCTCATGCTCGACGTACAGCACGTTGTCGTAGGTGTAGCATTTGACAAGCGCCGTGGCGTCCCGTGCAAAGCCCCAGTCCACGCCGAAATACGGCCCCTGCCATTCCGCCTTTGGCTCGAACTCTTGCACCTGCCACTTGCCTGACAAGACCTGTGCGTCTGACCGCGCCCACGGATCACCGCCCCAGATGTGCGCGAAGGCTTCGGGGTCGGCCTTCAGCAACGCATCGGCCTCCGCTTGCAAGACCTCGGGGAACCACGGGTTGTCCTTATACGTCACCTTGCGGCAAACCGCCTTGTCTGGCGGGGACTTGATGAATCGCTGGTAGGTCGGGTCGGACTCCAGCGCGGGGTTGAACGTGACCCAGATTTCCGACCGCGGCTTGCGGATGGTCGGGATGAGCGTATGCCAGCTATGATCAGACACGGCCTCGGCTTCTTCGACCCAGCAGATGTCAATGCCTTCCGTCGATTTGATTTGGGCGATGTCGCGGCGAAGGCCTTTGAACAAGAACTCGGTCCCGTTAGCTCCCAAGATGGCGGACTCTTGCACGGTGTAGAACGAGCCGAGGTCAAGCCGCTCTATCTGGTCCGCCAAGACGCGATGCACCGAGTCGCGGATAGAGGCTTGATACTCACGCGCACAGAGGATGCGAAGGGGGCGGGAGAGGCCGTGGACCAGCAAGGCTCTGGCGAACTGCCACGACTTTGCCGAGCCTCTACCGCCATAGGCGATGCGATACCGCAAGCCCCCGAGGACGGGGTTAAACAGGAACGCAAAGGATCGCGGTGTCTGGACTGCTAACGCAGACATCAGATGCGGGGGTGCGCCTTGCCTTCGCGTTGCTCGTCCCATTGCGCTTCGCAGACCGCCAAGCGTTGCGCGTTATCGTACTCGGCTTGCATGACGCTATCCGCCATACAGCGCGAGATGAACGCATCCTTGCTTTCGTCGCCTTCAGGCTTCGGTATCGGCATTGGAGTCAATGAGGACGATGTTAACGGCGCTCGGGGCGATCGGCTTATCGCCCGACGTTACGTCAATGGGGATGAGCTTGGTGGCGAGCGGGTAGAACTTCTCGGGGTTCTGTGCGCCCCACTCATGCAACGGGATGCGCTCGTTGACCAACTCAAACGCCTCGACCCACGCTTCGCGGATGGTCTTGGTCGCCTTGTTCGGAGTGCCTTTCTGTCGGCCTCCGGTTTTGGGTATGCCTTTGGGTCTCGCCATTTCTTGTCAATCTACTACAGATTGCTGAGTAAACAAGTCAGGATGCTTGCGGTGTAAAGCGGCGAAGGCGCGTTCGCGGTTGCTTGACGTTGTGACGCGAGGGCCGTCGTGGGTGTAGTGGACCCAGCCGTCAATCGGGACGTAGAGGGCTTGACCGCCAGACTTGAGGACGCGGAGCCAGAAGTCCCAATCGTGGACGTATTCGAGGGTCATGTCGTAGCCATTG